CTGACCAACCTTGTTACGTTGAAGTCGGTGAAGGCGCTGTGGCAACCACGGCCAGCACTCCTATTCCCGCAATGACCCCGATTCCGTTTAAGGTGCCGATTGGTACCAGCGGCGTGTGGCGTGTCAGCGCGATTCAACTTTCTGCGGGCGGCACGATTTACTGCAAGCCGATGAACACCAAATGAGCTTCCTTGCCGCCCGAAATGCGATTGCCATTGGTCTTGGCGGCATTGTGTCGCTCTTTGGAGGCCGCAATGATGAGCAGTCTCAAAGCAACCTTCTCACCGAGTCCGGCGACAACCTCGTGCAAGAGGACGGCGGCTTGATCCTTTTGGGGTAAAACATGGCTGACTCAACCATATCGTCCTTGACCGCCGTCACATCTTTGGACGGCACCGAACCGTTGCCTTTGGTGCAGTCCGGCACGACCAGAAAGGCTACCGTCAGCCCTGTGTCTGGTACTTTTGCGGCTGCTGGCAACTTGGGAGTTTAAGATGACGGTTAACCTTTCATCATTGGCTGGCGCTGGTCAGCAATTTTTTGACAACAACGGCGTGCCCCTGTCGGGCGGTAAACTGCACTCGTATGAGGCCGGAACTACAACCACTCAAACAACATACACCACCGCTGCGGGTAATGTTGCACACGCAAACCCGATTATTTTGGATTCCGCTGGGCGCGTGTCAACTGGTGAGATCTGGCTTACCGCTGGCTCAAATTACAAATTTGTTCTAAAAACCAGTGCTGATGTGACTTTGGCAACATGGGACAACATCACTGGAATTAATGGTACGGGCATCGCAACAAACGCTGAGTTTGTTGATTATGTCCCATCAGGCACCGGCGCAGTCGCCACCACGGTGCAGAGCAAGCTGCGGGAGGTGGTAAGTATTTTGGACTTCGGGGCTGACCCAGCCGGAGCCAGCAGCAGCAGCGCCGCCATCATTAACGCGCAGGACTACCTTGCTTCTATCGGTGGGGGCACGCTTTTCTTCCCGCCTGGGGAATACAAGGTGACAACGCCCATCCCAATGAAGCCGGGCATCACCTACTGCGGCCCGATGAAAGCGGGTCTTTCGTCTTATAACCCGAACCGCAGCCGAATCTTCAGCTCCACCGGCGACATATTCACCAACGCAGCCACTGCCATCACAGAGGTGGCGTTTCGTGACTTGTACATTGAGTCCGAGTCTGGTGGGGGGCATGTCTTTGACTGGTCTAGTGCCGGGCTGGTGGCGAAGATTGAAATGTCTGGAGTGTGTTTTGCCCAGCGCAACGCCAGCAAGTGTGTGATCTACGGTGTGGCAGCGGGAGGCGTGTTCTCCATCTGGCTGCATGACTTTGAATATGTGTATGTGCCAGCCTGCCTATACCCACCAATCTGGCTCGCATCCACCACTGTTAACAGCATCGTTATCGAAAATTTCTGGTCAACCGCAAACGGACAAAGCGCGGTTGGAAACCCATCCATCTGGATTGAAAGTACCAATCCTGGCGGGGCAGCGTTTAACGTAACCGTTCGGCAGGGTGTCTTTGAACTCCCTGGTTCTGGTTCCGTGATCTTCAAGTCGGTAGCTAATGGCACAATTGAAGACTGTACAATTTATGACTTGAGCATCACTCCGGGGTACTACCAGTTTGCGTTTATGAAAGGCCCTTCCGGCCCCGCAAGCAATAACTGCTCCATTCGCCGCTGCCGCAGCACAGTCGGAACAGCCGGTGTGCCTGACTTATTTATTGATGCGTCTGTTGCAGGGCAAAGTGACTTCATCGTTGAGCAGTCCACCTTTTCCTATGTGGATGGCTCGGTCAGTAGCGCAGGCAGCAAGGTAATCCTACTGCATAGCGGAATTACGAATAAGGCCAACCTTCCGTATTTGGAACTTGGCAGCGCAGAACAACAGGTGCATTTTGGTTCCACCGCAGGAACAAGTGCCGATGTGTCGTTTTGGAATGGGTATCCAGGCAACCGTGATGGCAGCTTGAATGTGACCGTCAACGGCACACACTCAGGGTCAATTTCGAAGACGGGCGTATTTAGCTGGGGCAACGCTTACATTTTGCAGTCTGGCGTTATCAACGCGGGAGCGCACATGTACCCCGGTACGCCGGCCGGAGCACAGCAAGCGAATGCTGGATTGTTAGCTGGCACAGGAGCGCCGAACAACGCAAACGGAAATAACGGAGATTTCTACTTCCGCAGTGATGGTGGCTCAGGTACGTCGATCTACATGAAGCGTGCCGGCGCGTGGGTAGGAATTATCTGATATGGCTGATACGAAAATATCCACTCTTTCGTCTGCAACAACGCCCCTTGCAGGTACACCAGATGGCGCTGTGTCCGCTCCTGTTGGATCGCTGTACACCCGCACAAACGGCGGGGCCGGCACGCCTGAAGTGCTGGATGCGCTGGCGACTGTAGCGGGTGGTGTGGCGCTGATCGGGTGGTACGAGGTGGCCGCATGAGACTGCGCCAAGCACCGCCATTGATCGCGTGGGCCATGCGCCTGTGCGGCTTCTATGGCTGGGCCAGCTTCTGGCGCATCATCTACGTCCTGCCCGGCCACGAGCACAACGAGCGCCTGCTGCGTCACGAGCGCTGCCACCTGGAGCAGATCGAGCGCGAGGGGCGGCTTGTGTTTTCGATCAAGTACCTGTGGTTGCTGTGCCGCTATGGGTACTACATGAATCCGTATGAGGTTGAGGCCAGAAAGGCTGAAAAGGGAGGATTATGAGCGCGACACAACAAACGTCCGAGACGGCCGGTGCGATGCTGGCCTCTCGTTTGCGGGTTGGAGTGGTAATGTCGAGGGGACATGTGCCATTCTGTGCAAGTCAGCTACGGCAGCAAATGGCGTTTCCGCATCTGCCGTTTCAACGGCATGGACAGACCGCTCCGCAGTTAATATGTTGCGAGTCGGTTCTTCGTTTGCTACCCCAGGTAATAACTGGGTTCAAAATTGATGTACTATGATTGCAAGCTGACAAACGCCGAACTTCAAGCAATCACGAAATAACAAAAATTGCACCCGAGTAATCGGGTGTAAGATCAACCAACCGTACCGGCGAGGTTCACCGGGGTTCCAATGGAACATGAAATGACTGATGAAGTCCAAAACCTAGCGGAAGTAGACTCCGCGCCAGCCCCCAAGGTGACGGCCACCACGGATCAGGCACAAAACGCGCCGGAAGTCGCTGACCAGAGCAACGAACAAGTCGAGGATAAAAAGTTCTCTCAGGCCGAACTCGATGCAATGATCGGCAAGCGCCTCGCAAGAGAGCAACGTAAGTGGGAACGTGAGCAGCAAGCCAAACAAGCAGAAATGCAAGCGCGGCAATCGGTGCCAGCAGAGTTACCGCCCGCTGACCAGTTTGAGTCCCCTGAAGCCTATGCGGAAGCACTGGCCGTCAGGAAGGCCGAAGAACTGATCGCGCAGCGTGAACTCCAAAAGCAACGCGCCCAGATTGAGGACGCCTACGCAGAGCGTGAGGAAGATGCTCGGGCCAAGTACGACGACTTTGAACAGGTCGCCTACAACCCGAACCTCCGAGTCACCGACGTGATGGCCGAGACAATCAAAGCGTCCGACCTCGGACCTGATCTGGCCTACTGGCTGGGCAGCAACCCGAAAGAAGCTGATCGCATCTCGCGTCTGTCGCCTCTTTTGCAGGCTCGTGAGATTGGGAAGATTGAAGCCAAACTTGGTGCCGAACCTCCCCAAAAGAAAACCACGTCTGCGCCCGAACCGATTCGCCCGGTGAGCGCCCGTGCCGTGAACCCCGGTGTCACTGACACCACCGATCCTCGGTCTACCCAGACCATGAGTGCATCGGAGTGGATCGCAGCCGAGCGCCAACGACAAATCGCCAAAGCACAGGCACTCCGCAACCGTTAAATAGGACTTTGAATCATGGCAAACAGCCTTCTTACCATTGACATGATCACGCGCAAATCTCTGGAAATTCTGGAGAACAACCTCGTGATCACCCGCAACGTGAACCGCCAGTACGACGACAGCTTCGCTGTTGAAGGTGCGAAGATCGGTTCGACCCTGCGTATCCGCCTGCCCGACCGCGCTCTGGTGACTGACGGTGCCGCCCTGCAAGCACAGGACGACAACGAGCAGTACACCACCCTGACTGTGGCCTCGCAGAAGCACGTTGGCATCAACTTCACCTCTGCCGAACTGACCATGCAGTTGGATGATTTTGCCGAGCGTGTGCTGAAGCCTCGTATCAGCCAGCTGGCTTCGACCGTTGACGCTGACGTTGCCAACTGCTTCAAGCAGATTGGCAACAGCGTCGGTACTCCCGGCACCACGCCCGCCACCGCTCTGGTGATGCTGCAAGCCCAGCAGAAGCTGAACGAGAACGCTGCCACCATGTCGCCGCGCTTCCTGACCGTGAACCCCGCCGCCAACGCTGCGCTGGTCAACGGCCTGTCCGGCTTCTTCAACCCCCAAGACGTGATCTCCCGCCAGTTCAAGAACGGCATGATGGGTGAGCAGGTTCTGGGCTACGATGAAGTCAACATGAGCCAGTCCATCAAGTCGTTCACGACCGGTTCGCGCACTGCCACTGGCGGTACGCTGTCGGCTGCTGTGACTAGCGAAGGTGCCACCTCCATCGCCATCACTGGTGCTGGTGCAAACGCCACCGTGGCTATCGGCGACGTGTTCACTGTGGCTGACTGCTACGCTGTGAACCCGCAGACCCGCGAGTCCACTGGTTCGCTGTTCCAGTTCGTTGCCACCGCTGCCGTGACCTTGGACGGCTCTGGTGCTGGCACCATCACCGTGGCCCCGATCTATTCGTCGGCCAACGCTCTGGCAACCGTGAACAGCCTGCCTGCTTCCGGCAAAGCCGTGGTGTTCGTGGGTGCTGCCTCGACGACCTACGCTCAAAACCTCGCCTACCACCGTGACGCCATTGCGTTCGCCACCGCCGACCTGCTGCTCCCGCAGGGTGTCGACATGGCAAGCCGTGCCGTTCACAACGGTATCAGCCTGCGTGTGGTCCGTCAGTACGACATCAACAACGACCGGATGCCCTGTCGTGTTGACGTTTTGTACGGCTACAACACGATCCGTCCGCAGATGGCCTGCCGCATGTGGGGCTAATCTGAAACCGGGGGCTTCGGCCCCTGTTTCTCGAACTCAATCTTGAAAGGAAATTATCATGGCTCTCCCTAATGGTGGTGGTGGTTATCAAGTCGGCGCAGGCAACGCTTCCGAGGCACAACTGATTGTTCAAGGCGCTCCGACCGCTCTGACGGCTGCTGCAACTGCAACGGCTGCTCAACTGTCGAATGGTCTGTTCACGTTCAACGGCACTGCCGGTAATCTGACTCTGCCCACCGTGGCCGATCTGGAAGCTGGTATTCCCAACGCCCAGAAAGTGAACGCTGCTTTTGACTTCTACGTCATCAACATCGACGCTGGTACTGACGACGTGACCGTGGCCGCTGGCACCGGTTGGACGATGGTCGGCAACATGGTTGTGACTGAAACCACTTCCGGTCACTTCCGTGCCCGTAAGACCGGTGACGGTGCTTGGACTTGCTACCGCATTTCCTGATCGGTGCAAACTGAAAACGGGGCTTCGGCCCCGTTTTCCTATGGAGAATCACATGAACGTCGTACTCGTACACCCCATTCACGGTGCCAAAGTTGCCATCAACGAACTGGAGATGGAACAGGATGTCAAAAACGGCTGGTCGGAGTACAATCCCGACACGCCCGTCGAAAAACCGACCGAAGCGGCACCCGTTGAAGAATTGCACATCAAGCGCAAATCTTCGCGCAAGGTGACCCCACAACCCATCGAACAGCCCAACGAAGTTCCAGACTTTCTGACTTCGGCAAGCGACGAATCCGAAGGAAGCTGAAATGGCAACGACCGCTGGCGATCAAATCAACCGAGCCTTGCGCCTGCTCGGTGTTCTGGCCGAGGGTGAAACCCCGTCAGCGGCAACCAGCCAAGACGCGCTTCTGGCGATGAACCAGATGATCGACTCGTGGAACACCGAGCGTCTGTCGGTCTTCGCCACCCAAGATCAAGTTTTCAGTTGGCCCGCAGGCGAGATTCGCCGCACCCTTGGCCCCACGGGTGACTTTGTGGGAAACCGCCCTGTCCTGCTCGATGACGCCACTTACTACCGCGCCCCCAGCGGGGTGTCATATGGCATCAAGTTCATCAACCAAGACCAGTACAACGGAATCGCGGTCAAGACTGCCACTTCGACCTTTCCGCAGGTCATCTTCGTCAACGAGACATTTCCCGATGTCGAGATGTTCGTCTACCCCAAGCCGACGCAGACGCTTGAGTGGCATTTCGTCTCGGTCGAGGAGTTGACTCAGCCTGCCAATCTGGCGACCCAGTTGCATTTCCCGCCCGGGTACATGCGGGCCTTCACCTACAACTTGGCGATGGAGATTGCGCCCGAGTTTGGTGTTGAACCATCGCCGCAGGTGCAGCGAATTGCCATGACAAGCAAGCGCAATCTGAAGCGTGTGAACAATCCTGACGATGTGATGAGTTTGCCGTATGCCGTTGTTGCAAATCGTCAGCGGTTCAACATCTACGCTGGAAACTTCTGATGAAAACCCCGATTCTTGGATCCGCGTATGTGGCGCGAAGCGTCAACGCCGCCGACAATCGCATGGTCAATTTGTTTCCCGAGATTGTTCCAGAAGGAGGTAAGGAGCCTGCGTTTCTGAACCGTGCGCCGGGGTTGCGATTTGAAACATCTGTTGGAGTGGGACCGATCCGAGGATTGTGGGCTTTCAACAATCACATGTACGTGGTCAGTCGGAATGAGTTGTATAAGGTGGACTCCAGTTACAACGCGGTTCTTCTAGGCGTGGTTGCAGGAACTACCGACCCCGTGAGCATGGCCGACAACGGAATCCAATTGTTTGTGGCCTGCAACGGACCCAGTTACATTTACAACTCGCAAACAGGCGTGTTTTCTCAGATCACGGATTCGGATTTTCCCGGCGCTGGGACAGTTGGTTATCTGGACGGTTACTTTGTATTCAATGAACCCAACAGTCAAAAAATCTGGGTGACTGCACTGCTGGATGGCACCAGCGTAGACCCGTTGGATTTTGCCAGCGCGGAGGGGTCGCCAGATGGCGTGGTGGGCATCATCGTCGATCACCGAGAAGTCTGGGTATTTGGAACCAACTCGGTTGAGGTTTGGTACGACAGTGGCAACGCCGATTTCCCATTGTCGCGGATCCAAGGCGCGTTCAATGAAATAGGATGCGCGGCAGCGTATTCGATTGCCAAAATGGACAACGGGCTGTTCTGGTTGGGCAAAGACGCTCGGGGTCAAGGCATTGTGTATCGAGCCAACGGGTACACCGGTCAGCGCATCTCGACTCATGCCGTCGAATGGCACATCCAGCAGTATGGCAATTTGTCAGACGCAATCGGGTACACGTATCAACAAGATGGTCACAGCTTCTATGTGCTGATCTTCCCCAATGCCAGTGCAACGTGGGTTTACGATGTTGCGACACAAGCGTGGCATGAGCGCGCCGGGTTTGCAAATGGGCAGTTCACCCGTCATCGCAGTAACTGTCAGGTGTTCTTCAATAGCGCCGTGCTTGTGGGCGACTATGAGAACGGCAATGTCTATGCGTTTGACTTGGAGACATACGCTGATAACGGATCCGCTCAAAAATGGCTCCGGTCATGGCGCGCGTTGCCCCCAGGGCAAAACAATCTCAAGCGCACCGCGCATCACAGCCTTCAGCTTGATATGGAAACTGGTGTTGGCCTTGTCTCAGGGCAAGGCAGCGACCCCCAAGTAATGCTGCGATGGTCGGACGATGGTGGTCACACATGGTCAAATGAGCACTGGGTAAGCATCGGCAGAATCGGAGAATACTATCGTCGGGCGATCTGGCGCCGTTTGGGTATGACCATGAAGCTGCGTGACAGGGTTTACGAGGTCAGCGGCACAGACCCCGTGAAAATCGACATCATGGGCGCAGAACTCTTACTGAGTGGCACCAATGCCTAATCCGTTGAATGTTCCAATTACACCACCCCGAGTGGCATTCATTGACCCGCGATCCGGTAACGTGTCGCGGGAGTGGTATCTGTTTTTCCTGTCACTGTTTCAGTCACAGGGTGGTAGTAGTATCTCCCTCGACGACGTGCAAAAGGGACCACCTGCTTTAACGATTGACGATGTTGAGTCAGTATGCTGCGATGATCAAAGTGCTTCACTGAACAATGGGCAAGTTGATCAAATTGCAGAATTGCAAAAGCAGGTTGAGGGTCTTGCGGAACAACCTTCAAGTCTGGTTGATCAACTCGCCCAAATGCAGCAACAGATCAGTGATCTTCAACAATCGTTGGCGCACCGTGTCGATCAGATAGCAGAGCTTCAAAAGCAGATCGAGGGGGTGCAATTGACACCACCTCCACGTGAGTTCAAGCGATCGAGATATGGTCAGTTTTACGATACGACTACGCAAATTGCGGCAGCAATAAACACCCCCGCCGCCATTACGTTCAACACATCAGATGTTTCCAACGGTGTGTATTTGGGAACACCCTCGTCGCGAGTTTATGTGGATACTGATGGTATCTATAACGTGATCTTCAGTATCCAGTTGGACAAGACAAGTGGAGGAACTGGAGTGTTTTGGGTATGGCCTCGTGTAAACGGGGTGGATCTTCCAGACAGCAACAGTCAAGTGCGGATCCAAGGAAACGATGCTGAAACTTTGGCAACAGTTGGTTATTTTCTTGAGCTTGTTGCTGGGGATTATTTTGAAGTAGTGTTTGCCGTAGACGACACCAGTGTTGAAGTCACCGCGTTTCCGGCATCTGCGTTTTATCCGTCAATCCCGTCTATCATTTTGACGGTTACAGACAACATTCAAGGAGTGCAATAAATGACCGTCACCGTAAAAAATCTGGTTCCCGGTAAGACCGTTGAAACGGTTCAGACCACCCAGTACACAGCAACCAATGTGACCACCATCGTCGACAAGTTTACTGCTACCAATTACAGTGCGGCAGCGGCTACGATTTCGGTGAACCTTGTCACATCTGCTGGGTCTGCTGGAAATGACAACCTGATCACCAAGACCAAAACGCTTCAACCATCCGAGGTCTACACGTTTCCCGAGCTGGTCGGACAAGTTCTTAACCCCGGCGGGTTCATCAGCACCATTGCCGGTACCGCCAGTGCCATCAATATGCGCGTCAGTGGCCGTGAGGTCACGCAGTGACAACTGCCCTTGTGAACGACCGCGAAACGGCATTACGGGTCGGATACGAGGCAACGGATTGGAATGGGGTAGTGTCATTTGATGACTATCGAAAAGCCATGGAATCATGGACAATTCAATGCATAGTCAGAAATGATGAATGCATTGGATCATTATTTCGCAAAGATGATGAGATCCATGTGTCAATTCTTCCGGCATGGCGTGGCAAATGGGCAACCAAGGGATTCTTGCGTGAATTGTTGCAGGGTTCTAGGGTTGTTACCAAAGTCGCAGAAGGACATGATTACATGTTCAGCATTTTGCAAAGATTGAACTTTAAGCAGTCCGACAGCGGGTTGTTTATAAAGGAACACCATCATGGGTATTGAAACAGCAATTCTGGGTAGTGCCGCTCTTGGCGCAGTGGCGTCTAGGAAAGCCGCAAAATCTCAAGCTGGCGCTGCCGGTCAAGCTGCTGATCTGCAAGAGCGAATGTTTGAACGACAGGCTGAATTGTCTGAACCATGGCGACAGGCCGGTGAAACGGCATTGAACAGACTGGTTCCGCTGGCTACCGAATATACCCCTTTCGGGATGCAACAGTTTCAACAAGACCCCGGCTATGGATTCCGCATGTCCGAGGGGATGAAGGCGCTGGAGCGGTCTGCTGCGGCGCGAGGTGGGTTGATGTCGGGTGCCACCATGAAGGGCATCCAGCGATTCGGTCAAGACCTTGCGTCGCAGGAATACCAGAACGCCTTCAATCGGTATCAAGCTGAAAGAACTGCCCGACTTGCCCCTTTGCAATCTCTGGCGGGTGTCGGACAGACAAGCGCCCAGCAGCTTGGGCAAGCCAGTCAACAAATGGCGTCCAACGTTGGAGAAGCACTGACAGGTGGCGCAGCCGCCCGTGCATCAGGGTATGTCGGTGGCGTAAATGCGTTGACCGGTGGACTGGGGACGTATTTGAACTATCAGCAAGGGCAAAATCTGTTGAACGCGTTGCGTCCCGGTGTTTCTGCCGGATCATATACACCCACGGCTGACTATTCATTTACTCCGAACTACTCTCTCGGTGGTTCTGGTGTTCGTTTCGGTGGAGTTTGAATATGGCGATCAATCCCGCAATAGCTCTTGGTGTCAGAGGTGTTGAAGTCCAAGACCCGTTGACCCAGTACAGTCGAGTTGCTGCGCTTCAAAGCGCCCAACAGCAAAATGCACTGGCGCAAATGCAAACGCAACAGGCTCAGACAGAAATGGAAGAACGCAACAAACTGCGTGAGTTCCTGCCGACTTTGACATCGGAAAATCGCAATGAGTTGTTGAAGTACGGCACCGCTGGTCAACAGGCGTATGAATCCATGCTGAAAGGTGAAAAAGAAACTCGGGAAGCTGAGAAAGCCTCTGCTGATGTTGCGGCTGCGCGGATGAAACAAGCGCGTGATTTGCTCCCTTCTGTCAACTCGCCAGAAGCATACGCAAACTGGCGCACCTACACCTTGCAGAATCTTCCCGGCCTTGCCAATGTAATCCCGCAACAGTATTCGCCCGAAACGACTCGCAATCTGATGCTGGAAGCCGATAAAGCATTAAAGCGGCATTTTGTCAGTCAAAACCTTAATGGTACTCAACGTGTGCTGAGTATGTCAGAGTATGGTCAGGGTCCAGCGCAGACGGTTGCCGGAAGCGAAGCCCAGGTGAGCATGACGCCGGGTGAAGCTGAACGTATCCGGTTGGAAGGTCAACGAATTGGGCTGGAAGGTCAACGAATTGGGCTAGAAGGTCGTCGCGTTGCTGTGGCTGAAGAAGAATCTAAACGTAAAGGCTCAGAAGGTATTTCAACCAAAGAGCGTCAAGCAAGAGAGGCAGCATTCCCCAAAGCGACTACTGCTATTAAAGGATTTGAAGCAGAATCAAATGAATTGATTTCTGATTTGGAAAGATTGAAAAATCATCCGGGTCTGTCAAACATTACAGGGGTGATTGCAGGACGAACACCTTCACTTACCGCGCAAGGTCGTGCCGCTCAAGCACTGTATGACAAAATTATTGCAAAAGGTGGATTTCAGTCTTTGCAAGATATTCGGAATGCTTCTCCGACCGGTGGCGCTCTTGGATCAATTTCAAACCAAGAAGGACAGCAATTAAAAGCTGCATTTTCAGAAATTGACCAAAAGATGGATGCACCTGATGTGAGAAACGCAATTAACCGAACTATTCAAAAAATAGAAAACAGTCGAAATCGAGTTCGAGAAGGATATGACTTGACGTATGAATATCGAACACCATCCGCACCTGCCGCTGGCAACTCAAAACCATCTGTCAGCAATTGGTAAGGAGTCGAAATGCCACGCAATATCACGGTAACATTTTCAGATGGCACTTCACATGTCTATCAAAATGCACCTGACGATTTAACGCCCGACATGGTGACTGCTCGGGCGCAAAAGGATTTTGGTAAATCGGTAACTGCCCTTGACGGTGGAAGAAATGCCGCACCTGCTGCAGCAGTATTTTCTGAAATCCCCAGGGGTCGTCAAGAAGCTAGCCTGTATTCCCAAGTGCGCCCGTTCGTTGCCCCAGTTGTAGAAGCATTGGGTGCTGGCGGTGGTGCGCTTTTAGGTGGTGCCGCAGGTACTTTTGGTGCTGGTCCAGTCGGTACCGTAGCTGGTGGTGTTGCCGGTGCTGGATTGGGTTACGGGGCAGCAAAAGAGGCGCTGGAGCTTGCCGATGTGTATTTCGGGGGCAAGGCTCCACGGCAAGGTGTTGCACAAATCACCGAACCGGTGCGCAATGTGCTTGAGGGTGCTACGTTTGAAGCTGGTGGTCGGGTGGCAGGTCCTCTTATTGCCAAAGGTGTTGGCAAGCTGGCTGATCTGCGGCAAGTGCCAAAAGCGAAAGCGGCAAATGTCGCAAAAGAAGCCCTTGGTGCGGATTTGCCGGCTGTTGTAAATGCATTGCGCACAGCACCTCCGGGAACATCTGTTGCAGAGGCGACGGCGCTTATACAAAACCCGGCTTGGCAGGCACTGGTCAAAGATTCCTTGGAATCAACACCGCAGGGTGCACAGTATCTCAATAAGCTGAACTCCATGACCGAGGAAGAAGGCGTCAATGCTTTGGCGAAGCTGGCCGGTGGTGCCACTGCTACACAAGCCCGTGCTGCTGCCGAAGGTCAGAAACGCGCATTGACCACGGTAACAGAACCAATGCGACAGGCTGCAATCAAAGGCGCTGACATCGGACAGGACGTGGCAAGACTCTCCCGTGAGGCTGGTCAATTGGAAGCAGAAGCCGCCGGAAAGGTCGAGGATGTCCGTCGATTGGTTGCGGCTGGTCAAACCGCTGAGGAAGCCGCAAAACGCGTCTATGCACCATTGGGGCAACCTCGGGCACCAAGTCGATACACATACCCTGGGGAATTAGCGGTCAAGGCAGACGAATGGGCATCCGCTGCCGCGCAGGGTTCTCTTGATGCTGGGCAGGCGGCACGGCAGGCCAATGCGGCAGTGGATGCGTTAAAAAATGCAGGGTTCAAGCCTTTGGAAACCGCTCCTTTAATCGAGCGGATTGGTTCAATCGGAAAGAACCCCGAGTTTGCGGGAAACGATGTAATGCAGGCCGCTGTCAAAAATCTGCAAAACGATCTTGCTCAGTGGACAAACGTCCATGGGATCATCCCCGCGTCTGCGCTTGACGCCATTCGTAAAAACTCGGTCAACGCTGCCGTGCGGGATTTGATGAAAGGTAGCGACCCCACGACTCAAGCCAAAGCAGCTGCGTCCGTAATGTCCAGACTGCGCCCATTGCTGGTTGATGCGATGGAAACATCGGGTGGCAAAGGGTACCGGAATTATCTTGAAGCATACGCCGAAGGGGCGCAGAAGATTGCCGAAAAGAAATTGTCAGGTGAAGCACTGCGATTGTGGAATCAGGACAAGGACGGGTTCATCCGACTGGTTCAAGGCGAATCACCAGACGTAGTGGAAAAGTTTCTTGGCCCGGGCAAATACGATATTGCAACGGAATTGGCAGACAGCACGATGGATGTGTTACGCAAACAGGCTCAGAGTGCCATGAATCGAGTTGCTGCCAGTAAACAAGCATCGGAAGGTCAAAAGGCGCTTGCATCGCTGTTGGAACAAAACACATCAATGATCCGACTCCCTTCTTTCTTGAAGTTCTGGGTTTCTGCCGCAAACAAAGGGTTGGCTGGACTTGAGGACAAGATCGGCCGCGCCACCACGAAAACACTGTCTACTGCAATGCAGAATCCTCAAACCGCAGCAAACCTGTTGGAATCGTTGCCAGCAGCGGAACGCGAAAGGGTATTGCAAATCATCGCGGATCCTTCAAAATGGACTGCCCCGAGTCGTGCAACAGTGACCGGGGGAACAGCAGCGGCAGTTAATGCATTGGCTCCAGAGCGCAATGTTGAAAACGAGTTTGCACGATAAGTCAAGAACATAAAAACACGGATTGAAAATAATGAGAGCAGCGTTTTATAAGGGCAAGAGGCGTCTATTTAACCGACTGGTTGCATGGTGGGATAGGGGCCCATATTCACACATGGAACTGGTCTATGAAGATGGACAAGCGGCTTCGAGCAGCTTTATGGATAGCGGGATACGCTTTAAGTCTATCCAATTTGATGATTCTCGCTGGGATTTTGTCGAACTCCCCGGAGAACTATTTAACGCAGATTTTTCACGAAATTGGTTCCTCATTCATCTGGGTAAAAAATATGATTTTGCAGGGCTGATTCGATTCGCAATCGGTGCAATTCCTGAGCGCAAACGCAAGTTTTTTTGCAGCGAAGCCTGCCTTGCATCACTTGGCATCAATGAACCGTGGCGCTTCACACCGAATGCCGCACACGCCCTGTTAACCAGCATGATCAAGAGTCACCAAAATGTCTGAATCCGCAGAAGCATTTCTGAACAAGTTCTTTTTCTGGGGTCTGTGCGGCGTGATTAGCGCTAGTGCCGCGTTGCAATGGCAGACCTACAAAGAACAGAATGCAATGCGTCAGGAAATGACGCAACGATTTATTGAAATTGCGAACATTTATAAATCGCATGATGCTCGCATTGCATCTTTAGAGCGTGAAATATCAGAAGCAAAGGGGCAGATGGTTGGTTGGGATACACTTAAACGCATTGAATTGTTTTTGAATGCTGTCCCGCAACAACAGCGTGGTAATGCTTTGGCAAATGCTCTCCGTTCTGAAATCGAAACCAGCAAGTCCAAAAAATGAACTGGGCAGATTACCCTAATTTCAAAAAGTCGGAGTTCGACTGCAAGCACACTGGGTTGAACGAAATGAAACCCGAGTTCATGAGGCTTTTGCAAACGCTGCGCACGATGTACGGCAAGCCTATGACTATCACCAGCGGATACCGGCACCCCACGCATCCCGTGGAATCTCGCAAAGGGCATACAACTGGTGAACACACTCGGGGTACTTGCTGTGACATTGCTTGCACAACAGGCACCGATCGGTACCAGCTTATTCGACTTGCCTTGCAGTTGGGGTTCACCCGTATCGGCATTGCCAAGACATTCATCCATCTTGGTATTGGCGGCGCAGGCCTGCCATCACCGGTTATCTGGGACTACTCATAATGGATCCGTTTACCGTTCTCGCCGCTCTTGGGCCCCTTGCTGTTGATCTTGGTAAGTCGCTCATCGGACGATACATTCAGACTGACGTGTACAAGCCGGTAAACGTCGATGAATACGTCAAGATGCGTCAGCTTGATTTAGACATGTTTAAGGCGATGAATGACGCCGGTGGTACCAACCCCTCATACCCTTGGGTTGAGGCCGCTGTGCGCCTGATGCGCCCGTCTGTGGCCTTGATTGTGCTGTGTACATGGTCGGCATTGACACTGAACGGTCAATCGACGGAGGCCGTGGACAACTTTGCGGCTGCGGTGGGGTTCTATTTGTTTGGAGATCGGACGCTGTTCTATGCCCGAAAAAAGTAAAGCCCGGTTGCCCGGGCTTGTGACTTATTCTTCCGCTGGTAGCTGATTGAGAAGCCTTGCCAGCGTGATGCAAATCTCGTTTGGCAAATCTCCCCGGGTTCTACCTTCCGGGTGAATCAACTGGGTCAGTATTGTTTTGATCAGGTCGATTTGTTTCTGTTGTTCCATTCTTTTCTCCTTGTTGAAAATACGTTCTGCGATGGCTGCCAGTTCCAGCAATCTCGATGTATCGTCGGCAGTCATTGCCAATGTGTCCCAGCCTTGCTGAGCCAAGTTCTTGCGAATCGTCTGCTTGTTGGGCGCAAATGGTTCTGTGCCCGTTCCCATGACGATTTGAATCTCCGCATCTGTGGCACCATGCGCTCTGAGTGCGTCGATCTGTTCTCTCCGTTTTCGCTTGTGCATCAATCCTCCTTGATTAAACATGCTGCAATGCATAGGCACATCATGAACACGATGTATGTGGTCATTTCTCCATCTGCTTGCCGATTTCGGCAGCGGCTCTGACAATTGCTCGACGGGTTGCAGCGTAGGGGTCTTGCGGCTTCCGCGTCCAACTTTCACAAGCCCAAGGTGAAATCATTTCTTGATCTTCTTGGCGAGCGTGCTGTGTTGCGATGGCCTCAACATCTTCAGCGGTGAATAACAGGTCAATCCCAAGACTCACAGCCAACCGCAGTGCATCGCCGTCATCGGTAAGGGGGTTCCATTCAATGTTGGAAACTAAGGGGCTGTTTGGACGCGGTATAACTCGGAACATCATTTCCGATTGCCATGCTTCACCCCAATGCACATCCATCCCAACTGCCTTTGCAGCCAGTTCCAACAGTTCACGGTCTGTCATCACTGCCTCCAATTCCATGCGCGGCCTCAATAATTCTCACCAAATCCCTGATTGTTCCTTTTCCGCTTTCAGGTAGTTGGAGCGCGTCGATTTGTTCGTCCGTCAGCGGTTGTCGAGTAGGGGCGGGGTGAGCGTAAAGAGGCGTACCAAACGGGTAATTCAGTTGACCCAAAGATACTTTTTTATCAGCAACTGTATCCCCGTATTCAAGTGTGTACATCCACGCCACCGGCTGCACATCTGGCGAGGCGGGTTGGTGTGTGTAATACGGAACTTCCTCCAATCCCATCTCTCGCGCTTCTTCGGGGTAGATTGCAGGCCGCACATCAAGCGCAGGGGTGGCGTACCTCTGAGCAAAGTCAGCCATCCACACTGCAATGTCATTAGACAGCGGGGTGCCGTCTATAAAGCGTTTCCATGTCGGCTTGTTTTTGACTATCTGGTCTGCCTCTTTAAGCAAATCAACCCAAGCCACCGGCTGCACATCTTTCTTGCTCATTTCCCCTCCCACTTTTTTAAGGCTTCCACTGCAATATCTACGTTTGACATTAAGGAGTCTACGCATCGCTGTTTACCTGCGATTATCATTAATGCGGCTACCAACTCCTGCACATCAGCGGCTGGTGGGTGGGTGTAGAGTGGAATCGTCCGTAGAGCGCACAGACCTTTGGCTTTTTGCCGTTTAATCTGCTGCTCTGCCTCATCCAACTCTAAGTGCGTATCTGCTGGCGTTCCAAAACTGCCTCGGTTTACATCGTCAAACACATTCATCCACGCCACCGGCTGCACATCTGGCGCAGGGGCGGAGTTGAGCATGGCGCGGTATGATGAATTTGCCATAGATGGTGTCATCCGAGAATCTAAACTACCCGCAAGAATCATGTTGTGTGTCGGCTCAACCGGTACAAGTTTCCATTTGGTCATTTCTCACCCCTCGCTCTGATTGCTTCAGCACACTTCATGTAGTGCTCGTAAGCAGTGTTGTAAGTCTCAATCGGCCCACTCATTTGTTCACACACCTTCGCACACTGCTCACGCTCATGCTGCACCACCAGAGCGGCGAAGCGTTCAAGAAACGGCGTAACTTGAACATTGTCATGACAAGCGTCAGCCTCCCGCGCCAACTCAATAACCCGTTCCCTGTTCATCATTTCCTCCTACTCCTATTAGGCGACACTGTACTGTTGCCGTAGCCGTAGCCGTTGCCGTTGCCGTAGCCGTCGCCGTAGCCGTCGCCGTAGCCGTAGCCGTTGCCGTTGCCGTAGCCGTCGCCGTAGCCGTCGCCGTAGCCGTCGCCGTCGCCGTAGCCGTAGCCGTTGCCGTAGCCGTAGCCGTAGCCGTAGCCGTCGCCGTAGCCGTTGCCGTTGCCGTTGCCTACAGGTCTAAACTCAATCATTAGAGTCCCCAATTATCTTCAACTGGCACACAGAAAATCTCAGCACCTTCGGGCATGTCTACGCCATTAGGCATCGGTTTGAGTGTCACCTTTGACGATTTGGGGTCTGCGATCATGCCGTCGAACCCGATGCTCTCCCACCGAAACACATGTACTGCGCGAGACAGTTTGATGCGGCCGTTTTCTCGAATTACGTTGCCTGCAAAAATCCAACCTCTGTCAACAACCATCACAACCCGGTTGCCTGTGATCTTCTGTACTTCTGACAATGGCACGTATTCAATGCCGTTGACGTTGATTGTGGTCATTACAAAATCCCTTTCACGTTCAGTTGTCGTTTCAGTTGATCAATCTCAATCAATCGCACCAGAATCTCACCGATCTGGGGTTGCGCTTTGGCGCGCTCAATCTTGACCATGGTTTCAATTCGCTCTGCTTGACTCACCAGATCAGCCGCAGTTTCCCGCAAGGCCATCGCGGCCTTCAGCATTTCGTCAATGTTCATTTCACCCCCGAGCATGGAATGTCTTTTTCGTAAATCCGGCGTTCAAACCGGTCTTTGCCAATCACGGCAGCGGATTTGATCTGATTGGGCAACCATTGAAGATTGCTCACAGCATCACACCCACCACAGGCCAACGGAATCACATGGTCAATTGCCCAGCCAGGACACGAACCGGACATATTCCCATTCGACGGACACGGGTGGATACGTTTGAATGCATCCAGCACCAGTGTGCTACGCGCAATCTCGCCATTCTTCTCCCGTTTGGGTGTCCCGCAATAGCGCAGCTCGGCAAGCGGGTGCAACTGCGCAAAACAAGCCAGCGGCACCATGAGTACAATTGCTGCCCATCTCATTTGGACACCTGCTGATTGTTCTGCAATACCTTACGCGCCCACTTGACTGCAATCGGGTGATGCTTGGCTGGCTCAGACATAACATGCGACGCCCACGCAGCTTCAGATGCAACCATGCTGAACTGGTAATCTGAAGGAATGTGCTCACGAACTGGCGGGGCCTGATGCTCGACGGTTTCGCAGACTGTCTGGTTTTTCAGCGCCTCAGTTAGCAATGATTTGGGTCTTGGACTGATGTTCATGGCGCACCTCAGAACAAGCCAACAATCAGGATCAACGCAAACACCGCCCCGGCGATAGCGCCAGAAAGCAAGGGGTGATTGTCAAACCAGTTGTCGAATGGTTCCTGTGGGTGCGGGAATGCGCGCTGAATGCTGCTGTTGTCTGGTCGTTTCATAAATCCTCCGGGAAATGCGCCCCGAGGGGCGCAATGGTTAAGCACATACAAAAATCCGGTGTTCGATGTCGTCAAGTACACGTTTGCTCAGAATCTCGATGACCTCAAGTTCTCCAATCTTGACGCTGTGCACAGTGACTTCATCCGGCCAGCCGGGGCAATCCGAGGTTGCTGGTTCACCCTTGTCGAAATCAAAAGTGACATT